GCCACGCTTATACATCTGGGCTTTACAGAGATCTTCCAAAAGTGTTGAAAGTTACTCTGATTGGAGGCCCTGCAGAATTGCAGCCCTATGGAGTCGTGGGTCTTGGAGGAAGTGTCTGTTTCTGCCGCTGAAATATTGCTTGGTAGTGAGCAGTTTGTTGACATCTCTGCAAAGTTGCCACGAGTTCAAAGACTCGTCTGGAGCGTGGGACCACTTGGAGCAAAATTCTACTTCATAGAATTTACCAGAGTCGACCGTTGGGACACACTATCCAAGACCGACATGTTGTGGGTCTTTGGTCCTGGAAGTGAGAGCAAGGATGCTTTACTTGATGGGGTTTTCGAGTTCAGGTTCACACCACACAACAACATCATCGCCACTAGCGATCACACAGACACGAGGATCTGACCAGGGTGAATCGACAAGCCCAGTCTGTTCTATGTAATAGTACATGTAAGAAAGTGAGCGGAGGGTGTTGCCCAGTGTGGTTTTTGTAGAGAGACCTGAGAAAGTGGTGCCATCGAAAGCAAAAGAGAAGAAGTCTTCAGAAGGGTTCTCATGAAATTTTTAGGTCTGACGGAACAGTTTACTGATGTGGTCATCCCATTTTGGTCCATTGAAGCCCGGGAAATGTGCGAACACATGGTTAACAGATTAAGTTAAGGATCTCATGAGACAATTATGGAGATCGTCCAAGTCTCTCCTGGAGCCATATTTCTCTAGGTTAAATTGGAGTAGATCTCTGATCTGAGAGGAGATTTAATTGAAGAATCTGTGGTCAACAATATCCATCAAGAGACGGAACTGAGAGGAGTCGAAGGAGGATCCATCTATAGAGATCGAAACCATGCCAGAGTGGATTCTCTGGGAGACATAGTCCTTGATCTGTAGGGTGGTCATCGACTAGATAAAACCGCCAATGTGTTCCTTGAGAGGTTCCCAAAGAGATGATTGGAAGGATTACATCAGTCCATAGCCCTGCTAGCAGGGTGTCATAATAGCTCTAGGTCTAGAGTCTTGATGGAGGAGGAATCCACCTGGAGAGAACTCAAGGTCAGATTTGTCAAAGTATATCTCACCACTTTTCACCATGAGGGTGAAGGAGCCAATGAAGTCGGTGTATTGGTCATCAACAAGAGCCTTGAAGATGTTCTCCTCATAGAGTCTCTTCTTTGCTTCGGGAAATTCCTGTTTTTCTGGGTATGCAAGGAGGTCAACGTTTGGGTTGAAAGAGTCTTGTACACCTGGAATAAACGAATCGAAATACCGTTGGACCATGTCGTCAAACCGAGACACATGGGTAGGGTGGGGAGATTGGAGTGCACCAGTCTGTCTGCAGATTGCATTGATTTTGTTTTGCAGACCAAGATGGCTCCAGCTGATTTCTTTTACCTGGTCGCCACTGTCGCTGAAAATATGAGAGCCGGTCAAAAGAGTGACACGGTTGATATCGTACTGGGTGGCGGGTATGATCTGTCCTCTATGGATCACTTCTGCATGATCAGAATGTTCAGCTGCAAAATCCCTGAGCCTGCTGAACTGATCAACATTATGCTAATCGTACTTGCGAGGGCTAACTATGGGGTTGTACTTCAGCTTCTGCATGTTGACTTCTTTATGCA